CTTGCCCGTGTTGGAAACTGCAAAGGCCTGCAGACTGCCATAAACAGCCGCTGCTTTGGAGAGCACCTCGTTAATAGTGTTGGTCGACTTGGGAGCCTCAATGGTCACCTGCAAGCCTGATCCAACATCCGGAGTCCATTCCCACACAAAGTCCACCTCAAGGCGTACAGTGCCAGCGGGAGCACCCTCAACGAGCACCACCAGAGTGGTGGCGTCAATGTAGGTCCCTCCCGACAGAGGCTGTGTAGCTGAGGAGAAATTCATATCAGCGGCGCTCAACGGAACATAACGCAGCTCATGCGGCTGTGAGCCCAAGCGACATGTCTTGAACCCACTGCCCACGAACTGGCTCACACCTGGAATGCCGGGCTCGCCAGAAGCCAGGTTGAGCTTGGGCAAAAGCCCAAGAGTCACCATGCCCTGGCGATTCAGCTCACTTCCGGTGTAGTGAACCTTGATGCACCCCGCAACTGGCCGATAGTAGCCAACGGCGGCTGAGGAAAGAAAGGCAGGGCCTTCGCCTCCACCTAACGTCCCCATGGCACCGCCCGGTGCGGCGGCGTAGCCAAAATGCCACATTCCGGTAGAAACAGTAGTATTGGAGTCTCCTCCAGGCACAAACGCGGAGTATGAGTCCACTGCACTACCGTTGTTACCAGCCATGTAGAACTGCTTGGTTCGAAGCAGATAACCCGCATGCCCAACGGCAAATGGCGCTGTGACCAAATCCGCATTGCATGGGTCTGCCAACAGCTGCATATATGCCGCTGCCTGCTTGTCCAACGCCACACCTCCACCACCACGAGAGCTACGCGAACGTGCGCTGCGCGCAGGAACACGCTGCTTTTGTGGGGCCTTTGACCGGGCCTTCTTGCTCATGGCGTTTCTGATCCTTTTGCCAGGCATTTACCTGGACTTTTCCGCCTCCTCCTGGCGGAGCCTCAGTCGCACTTCAAGCACGTCAGCTACAGCACCAGTGGCACGCGAATAGTGGCGGAGCTCATGCTCCAGCGCTACCAAACGCATGTCAAACTGGGCCTCCTGGGGCCAAGTCGCGAGGAAGGTTCCTATCATCTTGTCGGCTCTAACAGGCTCCCATCGATGCTGGATCTCTCCACCATCAAGCCAAAACCTGTAAGCGCAAAACTCAACGAAACCCTCGTTCTCAGCAAACTGAACCTCCTTCAGCTTAAATCCGTACTTGGCGTAGGCCTCCATGAGGGACGGAGCAAAGGGGCCACCCAACCAAGAGGTGTCCTCCACGCAATCATCCCCCATGGCAGCAACCGAGCCAACCTCAAAGTCCGACACCAACGCTGCCAAAGCGACGCGGATTCGTGAGTTGGTGGACGAGGTGTTGTAACTGCCACTCTTCTGAATTCCCCTCAAAACCTGCTCAAAGACCGTTCCGTCCGATAGAACGAACAGAGACAATCCAAGCAGGCGGGCTCGACGGATCCACATGTCGCCGCCACCTGCAAGGCGGCTACGAACACGGGCGTCAACATCAAGCAACCACTGGGGAACACTCCAATCAAACCCACTGATATCGCTACCTGTTGGCTTCTTCATGGAGCGAAAGTAGCTCTCCAACTCCTCCAGTCCATCGTCATTCAGACCCAGTCCAGGCTTGCTAAAGAGCTTGGTCCACGAATCAATCTCAGCGTTGTTCTGGCGGGAGCACAAAATGCGCTCCACACACTGATCAACGACTGAGACGCTGCAGATCAAACGATAGCGCTTCTGGCTAACCTTGAGCCTATCATGCAACTCATTCTTAACGAAGACCCTAACAGGGTCAACGAGTCCCGCCCTCACCAACTCAATGGCGCTCCAGGACTCAAACGCCTCTACAGGCGCAGCCTGGATCTTCAGCATCCTCTCGACAACAAGAGAGGCAAGCCACTCTCGGCCGAAGAACTGGAGCAACTTGGCGTTTGTAGGCGCCACTTGCATGAAAGGCATCCCGGGGCTAGCATCCAGCTTCAGAGAATCCACAGCAAGCAAGGCGCGCCTGTGTAAATCCTCAAAAGGGTCAAAAGCCTCAGCAGGATACCTCTCAACCAACCAGTCCTCTAGGCAGAGTTGAAGCCCCTCAGACGGCTCTTCAACGGCATGAACACGCCCGGCCTGGAAGAGGAGGCTCCCTCGCTCTGCTTTCGCACTGCGGTCTGGGAGACTCCACTCTTCAAGGGCTGGGTCGATTGCTTGTCCGAACCGGAGAGCGCGGGACTCTTTGGGCTTGGGGTCTGGTCTGAGGCCGCGGCCGAAGCTGCCCGCTTCGCGGACCGCGCCTTGCGCTTCCTCCGGTTCTTCTCTTTCCCAGAAGGCGTTGAGCCCAAGGAGGTAGCTGAACTCGGAGGAGCAACCTGACCCTTCGCTGGCGGGGAAGCCGGGGTCTTCGGCTCCCCCCCGTGAAAATCCGCCTCCTTCACCCACGCGGTGTTCTCATCATCCTCAAAGTCAGCCCAAC